TATGTGAGAAAACAAAATATTAAAAAGCCAGAGGACGAAGCTAAAAAACAAGGTGTTGATAATCGTATCAAAACCGACTTTATTGGCAAACACGATTCAGAGCCAGGTAGAATTTCAGTAATGCCTACATCTAATGAGAAAAAAGTAGGTTTGGGTGGTAAATCTCATGTACCAGAAGCAACACCAACACAGGTGGCATATGCGGACGCACTGGCATCTGGTGTGGTTAAAATGTTAGTTTATGGTGATTCTAGATTGATTGGTGGTTCGATGATTGGTGCAAATCTTATTACTCAATCTGATTCCACCGCGCCACAAACTACTAGTTTTTCTTTTTCTGGAGATTTACTAATCACAGCTGTTAGACACATGTGTCGTGATATGAACACAAGACCTAGATATGTTTGCGCTCTTGAATGTGTGAAGGGTAGTTATGAAAGAGGCGTTAACGAAAGCGAATCATGACAGAAAGATCACTCGGTTCTCATTTTAAATGGTTCGTTGCCGAAGTTGTCAATCGTGGCGACGGCAAAGAAGGACAAAAGGATAACACGCAATCTGGGCGTGTACAAATTCGCGTATTCGGTAAACACGATGATAAGAAAAACATTCCTGATGATAAGTGTCCATGGGCAGTGCCACTACTACCAATAGGAACTGGTGCTTCGAAAGAGGGCGTGGGTGCATCACCAGTTGGTTTGAAAAAAGGTAGTAGAGTTGTTGGCTTCTATGCTGATAAAGACGAAACCATTCCGATTCTATTTGGTGTGTTACACAAAGCGGGTACTGATGGTGGTAATGATGGCGAAACCGTAGAAACCAGAAATAACGATGTACCTAAAGGTGCACGCACGCAGGAAACTGGTGGTGGTGATAAAAATGACGTTCTTAAAAAGAGAATTACAGAAGAAGTAGGTAAAGAAGGTCAGCACCATAAAGATAAAAAAACAATTGGCGACGTTTCATTCCAAGGCGAACCAGTTCTTGATGCCATTAAAAAGATAGATCCAGGAAATGTTTCTGGCGCTATTTCGGGTGCACTGAATGGTATGAAATCTATGGTTGGAACACTTTCTGTTGCTGGATCACTTCTATCAAATTTCCAAGCATTGGCTAGTGGCAAATTACCAATCACCAGTTTGCTTTCTACAGTAGGTGGTGCTGTTGGCGCTGTAAGCCAAATAGCTGGTGTAGCTACTGGTGGCGTGGCGACAGCCTTAAATCAAAATTTTGGTGGCGTTCCTGTCAATATGGTTATGAATGGTGCACAAGGTGTTACAGCAAAATTTGGTAACACTGTTGTCAATATAAGTCATCGGTATAATTCTTCTGGTATAATTATATCAAGCACTGGTACAGTTTTAAATAATGGTGTCATGATCGGCACTGGTAACATGGCTCAAATTGGTATATTGGTTGGTGGCTTATCGCCACAAGCTAGCAAAATATTAGCTGGTGTTCAAGCTGCAAGTATGGCATCTAATCTTATTGGTAATGCATTTGGTGGAGGCAATCCACTACAAACAATTCTTAATGGTTTGGGTGGTATTACGGGTCTTTCTAGTTTGGCAGCAAAAGCTAGTGGACTACTTGGACCACTTACTGCTAACTTTGGTGCTGCGACTGCAATTGCAAACAGCCTACGCAGTCAAACACAAATCGCATTTGCTGGTTTGCAGGCTGCACCATTTCGCGCAGCTGGTATGGGTCAAATCCCTAGTGTATTGCAAAACATAGGCAACATCGCTGGTGTGATCAACAATGTTGCTGGCGCAGCTGGTATTGTTGCTGGTAATATACCTATTGTTCCTGCAGTTGCTAACGCTCTTGGCAATGCTCTTAGTGTTCCTCCTTCGTTGATGAATTCAGCAATTCGAATTCCTCTAACTTCATTGGCAGTAGTAAACACATTGAACAGAGTAAATCCTGGCGTAAGTATTGGATTTGGTGCAACAACTGCGCTTCCTATACCTGTTATAGCGCCAAGAACATATATAAGCCCAATCGTGTCACCAGTTACATATATTAACCCACCAGCTCTCATTCCTTCATTGAACAACAGCGTCGTAAATGTTAATATCCCAATACTAAACACTCAAGTGATTAATGGAACAATCAGATCAACTCCAGGCATTGGGTTTAATGTTGCTGGTATTGGCATCAGATTTTAAGGATAAGTTATGGCAGTAGGTAACGGCGAACAAAAACCAAAACAGCGTCACCCAGAAACTGAGTATAAAGCAGAATATTATCATAACAAAAAAATGACCACAGAATCGGGTCACGAATTAGAATTTGATGATACAAAGGGTTCTGAAAGAGTACGTATAGCACATAAATCAGGATCCTATACCGAATTCACTTCCAAGGGCGACAAAGTAGACAACATTATAGGTCGTGAGTATAAATACAATACTGGCGGTTTTACACAAACTGTTGATGAAAATAGCGATTTAAAATATAATGGTAACCTGCGTATTTCTATTGGCAAACATCAGCATGTGGAAGTAAATGGCGCCAAAACTGAAACCATTGCTGAAGAATTGGCTATGGCGGTTAACAAGGGTGCTTCTATTGTAATTATTGAAGATCTTTATATTGTGGCAAAGAATGTAACTATTTCAGCCAGCGAGCATGTCAATATTGATGCTGGTGGTGATATAGGATTAAATGCTGCTGGCAATATCAACTTGAAGGCTGGGGGTGGTATGTCTGTGAAGGCGGAGGGTGGTGATATTATGACTGAGTCTTCAGCTGCTACCAAAATGAAAATGGGTGCAACGTTTGAAACTACTTCTGGCAGCACTACGACGATGAAAGCCCCGAAGATCGATCTGAACCCGTAAGGAAATTAAATGGCAATAACTATTACAACACAAACAGTAAATGGCGCCAATGTGGTAATCGCCGAACAAACTGGTGGGACAGGCGTAGCCATTGCTATTGATTATTCTTTTTTATACGACAGAATAGCTGATACTCTTGATAGTATAACAGCTAACGTAGCTTCTATCAAAACTAGTTTGGACAATATAAGCGCAAACACTCAATCATTGTCAAGTAACGTATCTGTAATGCGAACTACTTTGAGCAATGTAGCAGCAAATTTAGCTGTAATGAGTAACAATTCTACAATTATGAAAAATTACGGTACAGGATCAACTGAGGCGTTTACCTATTCTGGCAATGCAGTATTCGCAACATCATCTGATTTGTCGGGAGTTCCATCTAGCGAATTAGTTGTAACGGTAAATAATGTAAAAACAACAAATTATACTGTTAATAGTAGTGCGATAACATTAACTTCAACACCAGATTCTGGCGCAACTGTAAGAGTGTCAGCATATGGAAAGGGCATCCACACTACAAACCCATTCGATTCTTTCGGCGCTATTTCGTTGTATCGTTTGTATGCTGAGGAAGGCGAGATATTAAAAACTGGTAGTTATGTTTCTGACGAAAAAGAGGCGGCAGCCAGTAAAGCTCTTACAGACGCTATCACCAAAGTCGAACCATTTAGGCAATTTTGATGCCAGGAGTAACTAGAAGCGGACAAGATGTTGCTGGTGGCGTTTTGATCGGTGGTTCTGGTAATGTATTCGTCAACTCAAAAGGTGCTGTTCGTCAGGGCGATTTAGTAGCCGCTCATGGCAGACCACCTCATGCTCCATCACCAATTATGGTTGGCAAAAGCAGCACAGTATTTGTTAATGGTATCGGCGTTTGCAGACAAGGCGACGCAGCTAGCTGTGGTCATCCAGCTAGTGGTTCAGGCAACGTATTCGCAGGTGGATAATGTCACTAGCAGCTAAACAAACAATAACTAAAAATCAACCTATAATTTTCAGTGACTTTGTCAATAATCTTGCATTGCATCCACTCTCAAATGATATCGCAAGAGTTATTAACACCGAAGCTGTTAAACAATCAATTAAAAATCTTGTCCTAACCAATTATGGCGAAAAACTTTTCAACCCAGAAATAGGTTCTAACCTCAGTAAATCTTTGTTCGAACCACTCGATGGTTTCACATTAAACGATATGCAGGATCATATTGTTAATACAATAACATTTCACGAACCAAGAGCAAGTTTAATCGAGGTAAGAGTTTCTGGCGACCCAAGAGACGAGAATACTGCAGTAGCGACGATTGTTTTCAGCCTAATAAATACAAACGAAGTTACAACCTTAAACCTTATCCTCAGAAGAGTTCGCTAAATGGCAGCTAACAGTTCGTTAAATCTTGTATCTTTAGATTTCGATACAGCAAAAGATAGTCTTAAAGAATTTTTGAAGTCTCAAGATGTCTTTAAAGATTACGACTTTGAAGGCTCAAACATCAATATCCTGTTAGATGTACTGGCATACAACAGCTTCCTCAATTCTTTTTATCTAAACATGGTCGCCTCTGAGTCATTCCTTGATTCGGCGCAAATGCACGATAGCGTCATTTCGCATGCAAAAGAATTAAACTATCTTCCACGTTCTGCCAAATCTTCTAGAATAGCCTTAGAGCCATTTAACATTTATACCAATAAACAACTGACTAGTCTTACTATTCCAAAGGGTGCAAGATTTAGTGGAACAGCAAAGGGTGTTTCTTACAATTTCGTAACAGACAGCGTTTATATTAACAACACTCCAGTTTATAACCCTGTAACAAATACTAATATTTTTGCTATTTCTGAAAGAATAGACCCAGAAGACGGTTCTCCAAGTTATATCGACCCAACAAATCAATTGGTGGTTTACCAAGGAGACTACCAAACAGACACATTTGTAGTAGATTATACGGTCGAAAATCAAAAATTTGTTCTTACAGATTCTGCTATTGATACTGACAGTATTTCTGTCATAGTTACTGAAAATTCTGGTGCAGCTATTTTTCGTTACATCTTTGCATCAACATTACTTGGTGTGAAAAATACTGATGCAAAATTTTTCTTACAGCCAGCAGAAGCTGGCAGATATGAAATTGTCTTTGGTGATGATATTATCGGTCGTCGTCCACGTAACGGTGCAGTTGTGACTGTTGAATACCGTGTTACAAGAGGTGAAGCTGGTAATGGTGTTAGTCTATTTTCTCTAGATACTGATGTTGTCGGTTTCAGTGGCGGAACAATGACCGACATTGATACCATCAAATCGGATATTGATGTTCCTGGTGGTTCGTATGGTGGATCGGATGCTGAAGATATCGAGGCTATTAGATTCAAAGCGCCACGTTATTTCCAAACACAGGAAAGAGCAGTAACAACTTCTGATTACCAAATTCTTTTACAAAATGCATTTCCAGAAATTCAAGCGATTTCAGTATTCGGCGGTGAAACATTTGACCCACCACTGTACGGTAAGGTATATGTTTCAGTTAAGTTGAAAGACGTTGATGGTTTGCCAGATGCGAAGAAGCAGGAATATATGAAGTTCCTAGAGCCTCGCTCTCCGCTATCAATTGATGCTGTGTTTATCACCCCAGAGAATCTTTACCTAAAAGTTACTTCAACTGTCAATTATAACATCAACGTAACAACTCAGCGACCAGATCAAATTAAAAGTTCTGTCACTAATGCAGTTCAAATATTTAACAGCACATATCTCGACGATTTCAATGCTATTTTGAGAAAATCAAAACTTACTACTGCTATCGATAGCTCAGACACAAGCATTGTAAGTAATCAAACTGATCTGCTTATCTATAAGAAAATTGTACCATTCCTTGGTATCAATCAGAACATTACGATTCGTTATGGTGTGCCACTCATTTCAACTGTGCCAGAGTTAGCAGCTTCTCACCCAGCTGGTGATATTCATGCTATTTCTTCAACACCATTTACATATCAGGGTCAGCTTGTTGAATTAGAAGATAATGGTGATGGAATTGTTAACTTA